TTTTATTTTTCTTTTTACCGGGCATGTTTTGTATTGGATCCGGCAAACATGTAACCGGACTGTTCATCACCACCTCCCAAAGGGTAGAGCCGTGCAGTCTCTCGGCATTTTGTTTAGCACGTAAATATTTACACGGAAATCTTCAATTTCCGAAACGTTTTGGTCATTTTAAAGGTGGAAACCCAATTCGTTAAGACAGTTTAAAGACATGATCGAGGTCTAAACCAACTACCACCAGCTCGGCAAATGAACTTGCCTATCCTTTTCAACCAAATGGTAAGAAAATTGAACTTTCCTCAACTCAGATTCAATAGCAATCTGTTGTTCAGGTGTCACACCAAAAGCCAACCAATATGAATACCGAGTTTCGGAAGTTATATTGGAATACTTGAGGCACATGCCTCGACTCAACCACTGCAAACCATTTCTAATCATAGACTCAGGAACAACCTTATGTCTACATCTTGAACTCTTTGCACGTTTAGAGTCAGGCACCAGTAAGCCAAATCTAATAAGTGAAAGGTAGAATTCTTGACAAACAGGAACACCACCACTCATAGATAGCCCACACTCACCAACTGAAGTCAGCCAACTTTTAGCAATATGTGGAACTTTTAACTGTTTAAGAGAAAGACAATCTTTCGCCAAACTAGTCGGTTGATTCCTAACCATAAGATAACGATCGCCAACAAATACAGGGTGAGTTTGACAAAATTCAATTTTCTCCAACTCAAAAACGGGCTGCTCAACTTTCATGACAAAACCCATTTCTGAGAACCACTTAGTCAATCCGGAAACAAACCTGGCACACTTATCAGACTCCATGATCACGACACAATCATCACCATTGTTAGCCAATGACACTTTGATGTTTAAGCTCTCACTATAGGCATGAACAAGTGCGCACATAATGAGACAATTGCCCAAAGCAGTATTCATATCACCGCTCATTCGACAACCATTCGTCTTGAAACGTAATGTACCATCTCTACAATAGCCTTTTACATTGTTCTGTAATTGCATTTTAAGCAAATTCTGCAACTCAACGGATTTGTAAATGCCATTATATACACTATGTTCCCATCTAAGTGCATCCTGACTCACATGTTGATCAAAACGACTAGCATCGAGACCAACAGCGACAGGATTAGAAAATTTGGACCACTTCTTTTGAAACAGTGCACCAGTTTGCTCTGAATTGAACCCTTTCAAGACCGT